TGTTTTTGTTACTAGAGTTATGCCAATGCCAAGCAAAGGCTTCTAGGAACAGATCCTTTGAGTCTTCCAATTTACCATCAAATTGACTGTGCTCTAGTTTTTGAGCTTTCTTTTTATCCATCTTACTAACTAACCACTCAGTGTTAAAAAAAGTAGAGGGAAAAACTGTGAAGGGGTTTTTTTCATAAACATAACCCAACATATCTTCATCGTAACAGGTGCCTCCTGTCGCTGGGGTTTTCATAAGTCTTTCCATGCAATTCTTCATAAACTCGCTCCCTTTTACGGCACCCAGCATTGCTGCACAAGGACCGTGGCAATCAGGCTCCCACCTACGCTCTTTTGCAAAATCTGTCGAGCTTCCCCATTGGTAAGCAAAGTCTTGGCCCAAAATTGGTTTAAAGTCCCTCAGAAGAACCATATCCATATCAAAATATATACCCCCAAACTTATACAAAACCAAGAAGCGCATGATGCCACTGCTCATCCAATGGTTATGATCACCTCCAGTTGATAGATGGCTCTCTACATCCTCTAAAGGCGTGCCTACGGATAGTTCTTTAGGATCATAGATTCTAAGGTCTACTAAATCTTTGTAAGGCTGAATATTTTCTTGTTCTGAAATGTCGTAATCTGACCAAACAATAAGTTTTGTTTTTTCTAGATTCTGGGTTGCTAAATAAGATTTAATAGAAAGCAATTCTTTTTCTGTTCGAGCCTCAGTGTACACATGAAAAATAGTTGTTTCTTCCGGGTATGAGAAATCATCTTCGTCAAGGTTCTTAAGAAAGTCCAACCCCCTCTTATAATTAACATAAAATTCGGGTTCATTTTTTATATCTAAATTTATCATAGTCTAGCCTCCACCATTTCGTCAACTAACTCTTCAAACGTGTACTCGGGCGACCAACCCAAGGTATTTTTAATTTTACTACAATCGCCTTTCAAATCGTGAAGCTCAGTTGGTCGGAAATACTTAGGATCTACCACCACATGATCTTCGTAAGATAAACCTAACTTTGAGAAAACTTTTTCACAGAACTCTCGCACAGTATGAGACTGACCCATAGAACAAACAAAATCTCCAGGCTCATCCTGCTGTAACATCATCCACATGGCTTTAACGTAATCCTTTGCGTGCCCCCAGTCTCTGGAGGCATCAAGATTGCCTAAAGCGAGCTTCTCTTTCTCTCCTTTGTAGATATCCACTGCCCCAGAAACAATTTTATTAGTCACAAAATTCAAGCCGCGACGAGGAGATTCGTGATTGAAAAGAATGCCGTTTGAAACAAACATATCGTAACTGGACCTATAAACCTTGCAGAGATTGTAAGCATATAGTTTTGCACACCCATAAGGACTCACGGGAATCATAGGCGTCGTTTCCCTCCTAAAACCATCTTCATCAAACTCGTTACCAAACATTTCGGACGACCCCGCCTGATAAATTTTAGCCGTAGGGCACCCCAGGCGAACAGCCTCTAAGATGTTTAATACACCAACGGCGTCCGCGCTTGTGGTTAGCGCCGGTTGATCAAAACTAATTTTAACATGAGATTGTGCAGCTAAGTTATACAACTCATCGGGCTGAACTGATTTTACCAAGTGTGTCATAGAAACTAAGTCCGTCACATCCCCGTAAACTAGATGGAGGTTTGGGTTGGTGTAAACTCCAGCCTGCTCAAGCCTCTCTGATTGATGTTGTGGCTGCGAAGTGCGACGTAAAACACCCCAAACCTCATAATCTTTACTTAAGAGTAATTCCGCTAAGTACGATCCGTCTTGACCGTTAACACCAGTAATAATTGCTTTTTTCATCTTCTGCATTTTTCGTAATTTGAGATAAACCAATCCACAGTTTTTTGTATTCCCACATTCAAAGGGGTGAATTCGTATTTAGGGAAAGCGTTTTTCAGGCGCTGATTGTCTGTAGGTTTTCTATACTGCCCGTCAGGCTTACTATTATCATAGACCACTTTTCCCTCAAACCCCAAAGCATTTACGACAGTATTTACTAATTCTTTTATAGTGATTTCTTGACTGTTAGAAATAATCATAGAGTCTAGACTATCCTGTTGCTCAGATATGGATTTAACAAGGGAGCCTACGTCCTCGGAAAAAATAAATTCCCGAAGCGGTTCACCGCTGCCCCAAATAACTAAATCAGTGTTATCTCGTTTTGCCAAATAACACTTGTGTATTAGAGCAGGAACAACATGACTACTATCCAAATTAAAATTATCATTGGGTCCATAAATGTTTGTAGGAATTACACAAACACAATTCATTCCATATTGGTCTGAGTATGCTCTGCTCTGAACTTCTAACATTCTTTTGGCGTAGGCATATCCATAGTTTGATGGATGAGGTTCTCCACTGTGAATTTTTTCTTCAGTTAAAGGGTAGTCTACGCTGTCAGGGAACACACAAGTCGAAAGAAAAGATACAACTTTTTTTACGCCGCACGCCCTGGCCGCTTCCAGCACATTAAGATTAATTATCATGTTTTCATAAAAGAACTCTCCCAAATGATCCGAATTAGCTTTTAATCCGCCCACTCTTCCCGCGCAATGAATTACATGCGTAGGCTTTTCTTTTGTGAATAAATCGAATACCTCTTGATAGTTTGAAAGATCGCAAGAATCCCTGCCTGAGACCTTAACGTCTGCTTGGATTGTAGATCCGACGAGGCCCCCTGATCCGGTAACTAGAGTTTTCATTTTTTTACTACGCCCTCAAACAAAGACAAAGAAGTAATATAATCTTTTTGATTATACTCAGTAGAAGCTAAAACCAAAAGAAGATCTTTCCCAGTATTAAATTTTTGCGAATCCCAAACCATATTAGGGATGTATATTCCTTGGAAGGGTTTCAGTGTTTTTACCGTTTCTTTTACACCATCATACAACGAAACAGTAATTTCTCCTTCTAAACAAATTAAAAACTGCTCGGTTTCGTAATGAGCATGTTCACCTCTCGTAATTCCCTTGGGCGCTTCAGAAACCAGAAACATTCGTTTTGGTGAGAAAGGAAGCTCGCTAAAATTAAAAGGTCTCAACTCGCCACGGTCATCAGAGTAAGCTTTTAGTGACTCAATAAACATGCAGACACCTCCTGTACAATCTTATTTACCTCTTTTTGGGATAAAGCTTCGTTGAAAGGAATACTTAATGTTGTCTTACCTTCCTCCTCAGATTTAGGCAAAGCGATGTCTTGCATATACAGCGACTGTTTATGGAGAGGGGTGTAATGAATACCTGTGGTAATTCCCGCTGAAGAAAGCTTCTGGGCAGCTTGTTCTCTATTTTTTACATTAATTCTGTACAGGTGGTTGCTGGTATTATTCAGCCCAAACTCAGCATTATATCTTTCTCTTATTTGCTTAAGCCTCTTATACTTCATTGGCAATTTTTTTAGATTCTGTTTTGCTACATAAGCCTGTGCCGAGTTCATATACATTTTCCAACCAATTGAAATTTGTTTTCTCTCCCAGTTGTTTTCGGAAAAAGACATTCCGTTTAGTGACCTTTGCTTGAAGTATTCAATCTTATCTCTATCGTTGGAAACTATGAGTCCTCCATCCATTCCACCAACGGGTTTTGTTGGGTAAAGGCTGAATATCATTAAATCATCATCATTAGCTTCTTTGAATTGATCTTTCTCTACTCTCTGCGCTGAGTCGATTACTTTATAAGGGCCAAAATTATGAAGCTCATAAGAGCTTCCTACCCACTCAACGTCGTCCTTATACCTGATTTGCTGTCCTGCGTGGTGTAACGCATTGTAGACCACTGGAGGTAACACAGAAGGTATGGTGACCTCCTCTTCCTGACCTTCAAAGGTCAGGAAGATTGCATTGGTTGCACTGTTGACCGCGCAACCATACTTAGCCCCAACATATTTACAGAAGGACTTCACAAAATCATCGACAACAGTACCATGCAAAACATTACCGAACTGTTCCATGTTAATGGTATACTTGTTAATGTTAAATAAGGGTATCATTACATTCTTTGATGAAGGGAGCCATTAAAGGTTTGTTGGCTCCTTGAAAATGAACCGTAGCAAAAGGGATATAAGTTCCAGTAGACAAATATTTGGAATATGGTATTCCGTCCGTTATAATAAATTTCTTTCTACCATTTTCATGTTCAAACCCCTCATCTTCTTGGATGACATGATCATAGTAAGGTTCTTTACTCATAGGATTTGCTACACTTCCTTCTCCTACCATGTGAGGATACCTATACCTCCCAAAAGATTCTAATAGTGTCATATCACATAGTCCTCCATAAAGACCATGCTGTTGTCTTACATGATAATGGGAAGCAAGCCTAGCAAAATCGTAGGAATCTTTATTACTATAAATTTCCATCAGATAGTCACAAAATGCCTCTATTCCTTCGATAGACCAATAAGAGGAATGTCCAGACGTTTTTCCAGAAAGCATACAATAGAGATGCTTTCTTTTTTCATACTCTACGGAAACATCTGTGAATAACAAAATATCGTTATCTATATAAAATGCACCCTTGTAACCCTCCTTACGCAAGAAGTTTCTAAGAATAAACCACCTGCTAAAGCAAAACTTTTCAATATCTTGGGGGTTAGTGCTAAGATGCTGATAGAGATTTTCAAAATCTTCTACGCCTTCGTAATACTCAGACATAAACTTATGATTGTCTGGGCAGTAATCTTGATTACCTTCATCTCCAAGAAGGAATACATCAGAGTTCCATGCCTTAGCTTGGTTTACCACCAGCTTCAATTCAGGACATGGGTTTATAGTCTTGCTAATAACTACAACAGGAATTTTCATTTCTCTCCTACCTCTGCGTAACAGATCCAAGTGTAATTCTCATACCCGTCGAAGTAATCTTCATACGCCTCGGTTCTCTCAGTAATTAGGGGATCATGCGTCGGGTACATCTCGTCTGTCCAGTCATCGCCCCATCTAGTCTTCTCACCTTTTACAGGGGGTGGGAACTCATAGTAAGAAAGGAGATAATTATCAGCAATACTCCTGTCATCGGAGTCCTCTTCTAAGATAGTCTTTAAGCTTACGCAATCTCCTTGGGAGACAGGGTAATTGTCTTCAAATATTAAATGCTTAAACCCTTGAGGAGTAGCGACCTCTAAACGCGATAAAGCATTTTGATGATCATCAAAGAAGCACAAAGTAGTTTCACAATCTACTGCTTGCTTCCATGAAATTTGAGAAAAATCCAGCTTAGTATAAGTAGCTTTATCACTACGGTACTGCACCCTCTCAATATTCGGTTCTATACAAATAAGTTTAGCAGTAGGGCAAGCTTGTTCAAAGAACCATGTTCCCTGTCCTAACCAAACCCCACTCTCAATGATGGCGGTAGGCTGTAATTTCTTAGCCATAAACCATGCGGCGAACATCTGTGGGGCCTTCATGCCGCCATCGTTATCCCTGATAGGTCGTTTTTTATAAAGCTCTGCAAACTCTTCAAGAGCATCACAAAGCTCTTCACGGGTGCAGGGGGGAGTGCCTAATGTGACTGGTTCTTTTGTAGTAGAATGGTGCAACTGTTTTGTTCTCCTTGAATTAATGTGCAAGCGTACTGCGCCTCTTTAAACATTCTCAAAAGGTTAGGAATGTTGTGAGAGTAAGCGTAGGTCTGAATCTTATTATAGACCTCATACACTGAGCAGTTGCTATCATCCTCAGTTAATTTAACCCTACCAAGTATAATATTTTTAAACCCCAAGCTTAATAAGAAAGAAAGAGCTTCATCCCCCTTAGGGAGAACATCTAACATCGCTCCTGCATGAAGAATGTCATACTGTGCCCCATCTTGTTCCGTCAAACTCTGGTAGTCCCCCACTCTCCAGTTTACTCCTCCCCAGCGAGTCTTAGCTATCTCAATCGCTTCCTGTGAATAATCCATACCAGTGTATGTTACGTTGGGCAGATGGGACTCGCAAATCGTCTTGTATGTTCCTGCTCCACACCCAATATCTAGAAGGGTAGACTTTCTAATACTAACACATTTGAGTGTAGCGTTTAGAAAATGCTTCCAATGATCAGGATAGTTATTTAGCTCACTTTCGTTAAGAGCTAACTGATCAACAAATACCTCTTTGTTTTTCCAAGAATTAACGTGTTCCATTTTCTATCTCTTTTTTAAACTGTTCTATTTTCTTTGAAATCAACACTGGGTGCTTTCCTTTAAATTTTTCGGTGTACGCCTCTCCCCTGCTTTCTGGTCTAAACTCATGTACACCTCTCCAACTATGTTCTACACTCTTAACTCCCCTAACCCATGGAAGATAAATATCCTCATAGTAACTGGGGTGACAATTTTCCCTGCTCACCTTTGCCTTGTAGTATGCGATCTTTTCTTTTACTTGTCTAGGAAACACATAAGAGTAATGATACATTTGCACACCATGCTCTTCCCAGAGCGTATCACTGTCTAAGTGTTTCTCTGGGAGTGTTGCGGTTCCAGCGGGTGCGATAATAGTGGGAGGTCGGTGAGTCTTCCAAGTAGCGTTAGGGTATACTTTAAAGATTCTAAGAAAGTTATCCTTAGCAAGCTCAAAGCCCCCAATGAAATCATCAAAGCCTCCATAGAAAGAGCAGCTTCTAACTCCCACAGAAGTGTAATTCTCTTTCTTTAAGATCTGTATAATCTTTTCAATATCCTCAGGTTTGTAAATTTCATCCGAGTCTAGATTCCAAATGTAATCTATGTCATCTCTCATATGCGGCATGTACGCCCTGCACTCCTCGTCCTTCCCCTCAAACTGTCCGTGGACAATCGTAATCTTGTTCTCTGGGTCTGGGAAGTTGGCTAAGATCTCATTTGTTTTATCTGTAGAGGTAGTGTAGCCTTGATCCTGCCAGTATCTTACAGGGCCTTCTGCAATAAGAATTTGAGTAGCATAAGGGTACACCGACTCTAAACACTCTTGAAGAACATAATCTCCATTAAACACGATCATTCCAAAAGCTATCTTCACCTTACCTCCTGTGCATACTCTCTATACATTTGATTAAGAGCGGGAATAGCAAACACTTGGAAATTTAAAGTATGGTCTGCGTAGTTGCCCGATGTAGGGTGATCTAAACTAAACTTTGAAAAGTGATTAAATACCAAAGGCTGAACTTTATCCCCCCAGATAACCGTGCCATCAGTGAAAAAATTATCGTACACATACAGCCTATAGTTCCAAGGTGCGCCGTGTGCGAATGTCTTGTCTAAGATTGCAGTGTCCCACTTCTTAGGAAACTCCTCCAAATACTTTTGGTCACCGCAAGAAGCCAGATCGGGTCGAAGATTTTGTAACAGACAATCATTCCACCAATTCAAACATGCTCTTCCTTTCTCATCATTCTTAAAGAATATGATTCCTACATTAAACTCGCCGTCTGGAGACGAGCTTGTATTGTGCCGATGTCTAATAATTCCAATGCTTTTGTCTCCTAATTCCTTATAAATAATCTTTGGGTCTTGATAAAAATAAATATCAGCATCAATGTACATCACAGATTCAAGACCATCTTCAAGAAGATATCTTGAAAAAGTAGAAGCCAAGGACCAACAATACTCGTTATACGCTGCGGATTGTTTATACTTTTTTATTTGCTCTCTAGAGTCTTCCACATCGCTCAGTTTAACGGGAACTACGCCTTCTATATTAGCCAATCTTCGATAAGTTTCATCATCTAAACAAAGGTAATATAGAGTAAACTTTTCCGAGGATACTCGTCTAATGGAATTTATTAAAGCAAGTCCTTGACCTAAATAGTTTTTATCAGAGAGGGTGCAATAATTTCTCATACATATATTCTCCTAATCTCACTGTCCTGGCGACGGATCTCATCAAAATGTTTTTTGTCGGTGCTCACGCCCTCGGGGTTTTCAAAGTAAGTTCCCAAAGGCTCTTGCACCCGAAAAAAGTTTCTTCCTTTCTTTGACATCCTAAGCCACATCTCATAATCTCCAGAGATAACATATTTCGGATTAAACAAACCATCTTCAATTACAGAGTTTCTTTTTAACATTGGGAACGGCCCGCAATAACAAAAGTTCCAGAGAGTTTTGTGGTCGTGGGGGGGAGAACACCTTAGACCCGTTACTTGAGTGTGCTCTGCGTCCCCTGTAACCAGATAAGAACAATAAAACACATCTACCTCCGGGTTTGCCTCTGCATATGTCAGGTAGCTTGTAAGGCCACCAGGAAATAATCTATCATCGGTGTTGATGTTAAGAACATACGAAGTTTCTGCTCTTTCTATGGCTATATTCCAGGCTTCATAAATAGGTATTTTAGAGTCACACTCTACGATGTCCACAAAGATACCTTCTCTAAATGAAAAGTTTTTTATTGTTTCCAAGGATCCATCATCTGAGTTTGCATCAACAAAGATAACTTTAAAGTTCTCCAAAAGTTGGTCATTCAAAGAACATAGATACCCCTCTATCCACTTCGCAGAGTTATATGTGGAGCACAATACAGTCACTAAATACTTAGAGTCCATAGCTTACTTTCCCCGCCCGTTGGTTCCCTGTAAGCGTGGCCTAACCAAATACAAAGCTTCACCAAACCAGTCTACCTTGGCTCCTGCTGAATGGCAGATAGATACATGCATAAAGTCAGTGTAGTCTTCCTGTCCAGGCTGTACGAGGGGCATAAAGGGTTTTGTGCCTATTAGCTCCGTCCTATACGTCGGCATGGCTACGTTCCCAGGAAATACTCCTCCTTTTGAGTTTACAGCAAGCTCATATGTTTTTTTAGGGGGGCCTTCCCCAGTGCTCATCATTACTGGTGTTGAAAAACGGACGCCTCCCACCCAAATGTCCACACTAGCGTCTCCTTGGATTTTTTCTTTAATCACATCTCCTGCTCCAGGAACGAACTCGTCGTCATCATCTAAAAAAGTGATATACTCCGTTGTAGCAAGGGCTGCGCCGACGTTAGCGGCCATGTTACCAAAGCTTCCCCAACGCCTGCCTAACGTAACAAACCTCACATCTTGCTCGTCGTAAGAAGGTAGCTTGTCTTCCTGATCACTAGGGCCATCAAAAACAACTATAACAGGCAATCCCTCACCCAACGCGGATTCAATAGAGTTTTTAAGTGTATCTCTTCCTATGGTCTTTATAATTACTGTGGTAGGGCTCATCGGTTCATCACCTCTTCATAAAGATCTATGCGATCTTTAACCATCTTGTTCATGTTAAAGTTCTCTTCTGTAAGCTGATGTAGGTTCTCTCCCATTCTCTTAACTAGATCAGGCTTCTTGACACAGAGAGTTAGAATCCTAACCCACTCTGAAATGCCTTTCTTAGGATCAATCAGGAACCCGGTCTCACCGTCCTTGATCCACTCATCATAGCAGCCTACATTACTGGCGATCAGGGGGATTTTGTACCTACCACACTCAGCCACCTTAATTTCAGACTTGCTGTCATTGAAGTCGTTCATCTCTAGCGGAGCAAGAGCCACATCCATGTTAGCATAGAACTGACCGTAGCGATCAGGTTGTAAAGCATGATGGATAGTCCAGTTCTTACCGCCTTTGAATCCTCTCAAGATAATAGACTGGTACTTCTTCCAAACGTCTGTTTGCCAATCGGTGTTTCCGGGGGGCGGGTGCCCATAAAAATCCCACTGGCAATTCTCGCGCCCAACTCTCTGGTTTACTAAGTGAGGAACTCCAGAGAAGTATCTTAGATCCTGCTCATGGTGAATACCTCCGACCCAGCCGAAGCGAACGTAGTTCTTCTTCTTTACCTTAGTCTTGGGCATGTTCCAGCAAGGCAAGTTGTAGTCAATGGTGTTCTTGACAATCGCTAGAGCGTTACCTTTACCCATGTGGGGTACAACTCTCTCAGCAAACTTTCTTTGGGTAACTGTAACCAGATCGGCATTATTGTAAATGAAAGAAGCGATCTGCTCTAGACCCTTTTCCTTATAAACGTCATAAAGCCTGTGCCCCTCGTAAATATTGGTCAATAGGTCGTCTGTGTCGTAATGAACAAAGCAACCGAACTCTTTAGCTTTTCCAACAATCCTGGCTGTGTAGGGTCCGCCAAAGTTAGAGAGGTTTTGAGTGAACACAATGTCGGCCCACTTCATAGTCTCAAACTCCCAGTTCTCCTGCCACTTACCTGTCTTCTCGTCTATGCCTAGAGGATTCTTATCCCACTTAATCTCTACCTTGTCTCCGTGAAGCTCTTGCAATTTCTTCATAGGACAAATGATTCTGTAGTAGGAACATCCACCTTCGTTGGCGGGAACGCAAAGGATCTTTAATTTCTTTTCTTCAGTCATAATAAAAAAGGAGAGCACCTTTTCGGTGCTCTCCTATTATAGTCAAATCCTATATGAAGATCGGCGGATTAGACTAGTTCTTCTTCTTCTTCTGCTGCCTCCTTTGAAGCTTCTGAAGTATGAGCCACACCTAGTGCCGCTCCAATACCGTGAATAGTCCCCGCTAGATCGACATTGCTATCAGTAGGGGCCAGGGCCTTAATAGCCTTAGCGTAGTTCTTACGCTTCCGGCGGCTGATCACAGTAAGCACACCTTCCCAAGCCGCAAGGCCAGGAACAAAGGTTACACCTAGTGCAATTAGAGCGTCCAGGATACCCCCTACATCGCCATCACCAGGAGGGCTTACAGGGATGTACGCTGCTTCCTCTTTAAGCTGCTCTTTGTCAGCAAGGACAAGAACAGTGCCCTCAGGCACTTGCTTCTTTACATCCTCAGGAAGTTGGTCGTATGGGATAGGCGTTCCGACTTCACCTTCGACGAGTTCTGTCTCGCTGGTGATAACCGTGCTTTCTCCGAAAAGGTCTCCTAGCACTTTGCAGGAGCTAAACCCAGTCATGATGACAAGGGCTACAATAGTTGATACAATTAGGTTTCTCATAATTAGCTTTGAAGTTTCGAAAGATAGTCCCCGTCAGACACTTCATCATCGTTACTAGGGGAACTACCAAGTTCGGGAAGGCCAGTAAGAGCCGCCACCACTTTCTTGTACTCCTCGTAATCCTCCAGCTTAACGAGAGAGTGAATGTCATGCAGGCTGTCCATAGCGGCAGCGGTTTCCGCCTTGGAGCCCATAGGAGAGGACTTGGGACGAGGTGCGGACTGGTCATACTTAGGCCATTGCCCCTCCATCTCCTTGATAATCTTGAAATCATGTCCTTGATCAAGATCAGTAATGTCTCCGAAGTCCTCGTCAAGCATAGCTGCGATGATCTTCTTAAACAGGATGACTCCCACAGAGAGAATCTTAACATCCCCAGACTCACGGTCTAGAATGTTCATGTAGTAGCGAGCACGCGGCTTGATCTGCCGTGCGAGGTCTTCGTCCTCTTTACGCCCCGTCTTCCACAGACCGTAGTACAGGTCGCACAGAGGGCAAGCCTCACCATGCACCTTACGGCAGTGATGGTTCTTAGTAGTTCCATCAGGACCAGTCACTCGGTGAATCTTGGTCTCTGCGTAGAACTCATGATCATCATCCTTTCCAGGAAGGATACGGACAGCATTGCTGCCCTCGGGGATCTGATAGAACTTATTAAGAAAGTCCGAGTTGCTTGCGGTGCTACCGCCGTTGTTAAGTTGTTCGTGTTTACGTCGTAGTGCGTCTAGATCAATAGCCATTGTAGTTTCCTCAGTTATAAAGTTTAGTTTCTGCGCGTCGGTTGCTTGACATTTGTACAATCATGTCTTTCTTGTGCTCAAGAGCCCGACACAAGCCCTTGAGAATCTCGTACCTAAACGAAGCTTCGTTCAGATCCTTGCTCGCTGTAATGTAAGCCTCGTCGCTCATGACCAGATCATCCAGGTCTTTTGCTGTAAGCTTAACTGACGATGCGTTTTTGTGCCCTGCTCGCAGTTTGGCGGTAAGAGCATTTACATCCGTCTGCAAATCATTGTACTCGTGCTTTGCAGACGCCATCAGCCCATGATAGTAAGAATACATGGAGGCTTGGTGGGACATTTCGGTTTCAATTTGGTTTTGGTTAACTTTAGAGATCGCCTCGGAGATCTCCTTGTAGTTATCCCAGTTAAAGCTCTCTAGTAGTTCTGAAAGGTCGTTCATAGTTAGTATCCGGTTGGAGTATTTACTTCAGCACTATTAGAGTCTGTTGAAGTAGAATTCTCAACACTAATCGGATTGTTTTCTCTCAAAAAATCATCAGAGGTCAACGGCATAGCCATGTTAGACGGGCGAGATTTAGGGAACTTTCTGGCGTAATCCTTTGCGGTGACAATAGTTAGGTTACCTTCAGGATCAGCCGCAATATAGTCTCCAGGAAGACCACGAGAGTAACGCTTTCTTGGGTTGTTTTGGTTAAAAGTACACAAGCCGAACTTTTCATTAATTAGATAGAATTTTTGGGTTTCCGTTTCGCGGGCGAGTGTGTCGGCAGAGATTCTAGCGAAAGTCCACTGTCCTGATCGGATGACACTAATGCGCCTTTGTACGGGGGATGGTTTTTGAAACACATCATACGATTTTAGCCTGCTCATTAATAATCTCAAATAGTTTTTGGTTAAGGTTTATTAGCGTTAGCCAACCTCTGGATGTGAGCGTGGTTATCTCTTCGTTAGTATGAGACTCCACTAGCCCAGTGTCTTCCTGGCCCCCCAAGCCACAAAGCTCAAGAACAATGTGAGTAAGCTCGTGTACCAGGGTTTCTCTGGCAGTCTCATGATCCATGTCCTTCTCTAAGGAAATAATACCCTTGTCGAAGTCCGCTGAACCATAACACTTCTCACTAGCCTCTCGCAATCCTCTCTTGATATTTAGTGTGTACGAACGATAGCCCACTAAAACTTCTGTGATACCCTCCTCTACGAGACGGTCTAATATATGATGTTCTCTTTTACTCGGCATTAAATCCTCCATCAACCTCACTCATACGAAGTGTACCATAATCGACACCCATGTGCACGGTGAACCTCGGCTTTCCGTTTCTAGACTTCATTACATAGGCACGCATGAACCCATTATCAAACTCTTCTTCTGATTGGTTCAAAGAGATAGCAAAATCACAGGTACGGATCTTACCGTAGCTGTCCCCAAGCTCCGCATCCGTAATGACTGTCACCATACGCCCCTGTCTGTTGGTCTGAGTGGCGGTCCATACAAGAATATCAAACTCCATAGCCACTCCACGGATCTCCTCCGCGATGCGCTGCTGGGCAAGGTACTCCTGTGGGATCTCTCGCACCGGGTGTAGTAGCTCTAGGTAATCAATAATTACAAGGTCAGGCTCGAACTCATTGTAGTTCTGTAGCTGAACCAATAGGTTCCTAACGGTGTTTGAGGACGCTTGGCCCGTAGGAAACTCCTTAATCATTAGGTCGCTGCCAGGGAACCTCTCCTTGAATAGGTCCAGACGCTCCTTGACTGTAAGCTGTGAGGAAGGGCTCTTCAACTTGAACTGAGGAACTAGAGTGGTCACAGAGTCGAACCTCTGTGCAATTTTATCCTCACTCATCTCCAAGGAGATATACAGAACCTTCTGCCCCTCCATCATAGCCTGGACACCTTGGTTTACTAGGTACAGAGACTTACCCACCCCAGGAGGAGCGACCACCATAGCAAGCTCTTTCTTACCTAGCCCTCCCTCAAGGGACCTGTCCAAGGAAGGAAGAACAGTCTTGTACTTCTCCTTCTTCTCCTCGTTAAAGGTTCTGTCCCACCGCATGTGGATGTCAGAGAAGTAATCCTGGCCCGTGTCCACATCTCGATGGACGAGGAGGGCCTCCTTTACCAGAGCCTCAACCTCTTCCATCCGGTCCTCTTGGACCAACGAGATGCTTTCCGCAATAGCAGACTTCATAGCCTCCTTCTTAGCGAAGGTTTCCACAAGGTCTAGCATATACTCCGAGTTACTGATCGTCTCCTCATCGAGACCGTTGATGTAAGTAAGCTCGTCATCATAGTCCGACACGCTCTCCCTCGAACCAAGGCTAGCCTTCACATCCTGAAGGATAAACTCGTCGGTGGGGAGCTTGCCGTACTTTTCATAATAAGAATGCACAGTGTTAAAGATCCGCGCATGAGACGGATAATCAAAGTGCTCCGGCTTTACGAGGTTAACAATTTGCAGATAGAAATCCTTGTTGGACTTAAGGAAGTACAGGATTCCGCGCTGAATATTGTCGGAAAAATCGTAAGCCATATTATTATTGTTGCTTCTGTGGTTTTGTAATGTCTAGTTTGGTGCTACCAATGTCTTTGTAGCCTTTCTCGTTCGCTACATCATAGGCTTGCTGCGTAAGATTTCTAGCTCTTTCTAGCTTTTCTGAGGACTCTTTGTCAGATAACTTTTTAGCCTTACCATCCTTAGCCATCTTTTCGAAGTCGATATGAGCGGGCTTGTAACGGAAACTCTCATCATTCATTGCATCTTTTGAGCCCTGAATACTACCTTCTAGCCAGCGATCTGCGGAAGTCTTATCCCATCCTTTCTCAGCGTGCTTTTGAAACCGCCTTCGAACAGTATGAAAATCCCTATCCTCACCCCAACTATGCTGTAGGTTCTGGTTAGCAAAGTATCTTTCCGAAAGTTTTTTGCAGTTCGGACACCTGCTTCTATCAGGAGCTTTGCCTACCGGAAGATCTCTCTCCCAGTAGACATTACAATCCTGGCATATCCATTCAAAAATAGCCATTATTCTTCCCAGTATGGGTCGTCGTCCCCCGGAAGGGGCGGCAACTCAGCAGTCTCCTCCAGCGGCTGAACATGCGTCTCCTGATTGGACTGCGGCTTCGGCGGGTTCGGGTGTCCCCATGTATTTTTCAATGTTTTCATTCGTAAGTGGAATAGCTTGTAGCGGTTCGTTTCCTTTTGACCCTGCTCTGTAGACAGTGAAACCCTTAAGATACGGGGAGAAGTCTAGGGCAGCTTGTGAGAACTGCTCTGGAGTCGCCTCAGCAGGTAGGTTGATTGTCTTGGAGATACAGGAGTCAATGTATTTCTGAATAGTAGCTTGGACCTTAATGTGTCCTTCTGGGGCGACATCGTATGCGCCGACGAACGGAGAAAGATCCTTGCCCTTAGAGTAATACTCTTGGAACAGCGGGTCAACCACCAAAGTCTCTTTCCACACGTTAGCTTGACGATAACGCCTATTATACATAGCAGAGAAGATAGGCTCAATGCCACTAGAAAGACCAAAAAGCATGGACGTAGTGCCACAGGGCGGGATCGTTAGCATGACTGCGTTACGAACTCCATGCTTCTTGATTAGCATTCGGATACGAGCGGGGAGTGTCTTAGCAAACTCCTCGTTTAGGTACTTCTTGTAGTCGAACTCGGGGAAGGGAGCTTTGTCCCTAGCGAGATAGATAGACTGCTTGTATGCCTCGTCACGCATCGTGCTGAATAGGCGCTCAAGGAACTCCAGGCACTTCTCTGACCCGTAACTAATACCAAGACGGATAAGCATGTAATGCAGACCAGTCACCCCTAGACCGACACGGCGGCTTCGCTCGGCAACAGTCTTGCATTCTTCTGTGGGGAATGTGTTCACTGTGAGAACATTATCCAAGAAACGAATACCTGTACGGACAGTACGAGCGAGGCGCTTCCAATCAATATCAGAGCCGTCCTCCAGTACCATGTTGTTTAGGTTAATGTTACCTAGGCAGCAGTTACCGTAGCTAGGTAGAGAGATCTCACCACAAGGGTTCGTGCTGTCAAGATCCTCAAAGTAGCTGACATTAGTGTAGCTGTTAGCTAGATCAATGTTGTAAATACCCGGATCACCCGACTCAACAGAGTTGGTCCAGATAAGGTCCCAAAGCTCTCGCGCCTTCATGTCACGCTGGCCCAGCATCTCAAAAGTATCTGTCCAAGCAACCTTGTGGAAGTTCTCGGCTCGGGCCATAGCGTCCTCAGGGTCTAGGCCAACCACGCGAACGGTTTCCCCGTCACTGCTGCGAACCATGTCGTAAAGGTGGTACTCCTTGCTGTTAAACGTAAAGTGCCAATCCTCACCCAACTCAATCGCCTCAAGGAAGCGGTTAGTAATAGCAACAGAAATGTTGAAGTTATTTAGTTGGCCCTGATCAAGCTTAACTGACAGGAACTCAAGAAGGTCTGGGTGTGTTACATTAAGAATACCCATGAGAGCGGTGCGTCGGTTCTTACCAGCGCGAACGTGCTCACCTACCTCATTAATCATCTTAAGAACCGACACCGCCCCAGGGGCTGAGTTGGCAACGCTACCGATATTATCACCCTTAGGGCGAAGCTTAGACACGTTGAATCCTACACCACCACCAGCACAGGAGATACGATACATGTCCTGCACGGTCTTACCGATGGAGTCTACGTTATCTTCAGGGATAATGACGTAGCAGTTAAGAAGGTTGTGCCTTCCACGGTTGCGGCCTGAACCAAAAATAATACGACCACCAGGAATCAGATCACCTGAACCGATGGCATCGTAGAAAGCTTTTTCCACGCGCTCTTTATCAGCATCAGGTTCCGCCGAAGCGATGGTCTTAGCGATGACCCTGGCCCTTTCGGCCCACTTTGTTTCGCCTGGGTAGGCGTATCGAGATTCGAAGATTGATTGACCGAGAGGGTCGAGATTTGCATTTGCCATAATTATTTTCTTAATGATAGTTTTGAGGTTCCGTTGGACTTTATCATAGTCACTGTCTTAGCATTGTCCATTAAAGATTTGAGGTAATTATTATGAGTAATTACATACAAAGTCTTTGTTTTCTTTAATTCAGATAGAAGTATGTAGAGTCCTTCCATTCCTTCGGCGTCCAAAGATTCAGCGATTTCATCGAAAAACATAATATTAACGTCTTCGGTGTTGGAGATCTTTAGCAGGCTTTGAAGGCCCAGCATTACAGCTAGACTGATTTTCTTTTTCTCTCCCCCTGACAAGGAGATGTAATGAATTGTATGAGACTTGTGAGTGATGGTCTCCGTTAGAGATTCATCAAACTCAATGAAGAACTTACCTTGAGACAGGTGTGATAGATAGAAGTTAACCTTTGCGTTGAAATACTCAAGCACATTTCTGATAACAAATTTTACTACACCATTCTCAGAGAATGCCTTCTCCCAAAACTTCATGATCTCATAGTTTGTATTGTAATCACCACGCTCATCATAAACATTTTGGATTTTCTCTAGAGTTTGTTCCTTTTGCTTTTGTAAAAAGCTGATCTTATCCTCGAAGGTTTTATACTTGGAAACCTTATCATACTCTTCCGGGCTAACAATTTCTTTTTGCCTACCTTTTTTTAGTAGATCAATCGAGGACTGGATACCCTCAATCTCAATGTCAAAGGCTGCCATCTTGTCTGCTAATTGGTCTTCGTCCATAGCCTTCTTGACGCTCTGTCCACACGATCTACAGGTCTTAGCCCTAGCGTCCCGTAGGAAGTCCTGTGCTCGCCTCTGTTCGCCTTGGAGAGTTCGCAGGAGATCTTTCTCCTCCCAGTCTATGCGTTGATTGTGGTCGCGTACAGCCACCACTTCTGCGAGAGTAAGATTCCTACACTTATCCATAAGCTCTGAATCAATGCCTTCAAGCGACTTTCTAGCTTCGCTGATGTCGTAATCATAAGTCTTCACCGTCCCTTCATGTTCTTCCAGAATCGCTGACAGACGCTTTGCTCCTTGATTATACTCGGACTTCAGATACTTTACAGAGTCACGCAAAGCAAACAGGTCATCTAAATTCAAGAAGTTCTTGATGATAGTTCTCTTATCATCAGGAGTGGCCGTCAGGAACTCAATGTTATTCTGCTGGCCGAAGATTGTGGATGCAAGAAACACTTTATAATTTGTGTTTAGTAACTCATCAATCAACTTCTGAGTATTAGTTGCGTTGTCTGTGGTGATGTCCTGCCCGTCTTTGATTAGCTTAAGGTAGGTTGGCCTCTTCCCTCGCTCAATCACTAGGTCGTTTACCTCTACACGGACAGAGCAGTTCTTCCGCGTGCGGTTGTTGACTAAAGCTTCCTCTGTAGACTTACGGATAGTTCTACCAAAAAGGCCCCAGACAAGAGCCTCAATCAAGGCGCTCTTACCTGAGCCATTAGAACCTTTGGTGTCTTTATTCCTGCCCTCAATCATGACAACCCCTTCACCTTGGCTGCCAATGTCGAACTCAATATTCTTTACAGAATAAAAGTTATTGATCTCTATTCTTTTGATTTTCATTAATCAGTCTCAAGCCTTCAAGTAAAACATCTTTATTAATTTTTGAGTTGCTCGCGTTCAGGTACTGCTCAATCAAGTCATCGTTAACCTGCAACGACACTACCCCTGGCTGAGGATCAAACACATCTCGATCATCTAGGAGAGGAACGTACTTGATCTCATAGGTCCCTACATCCAACCCATCACATGTCCAAGCCACAGACGAGTCTTCCTCCAGAGAGTTGATATTAACTCGAAGAAGGGTAAACCAATCTTCATTATTAATCCAGTCCACATTATCTTCAACTTTATCATAGTCAATTACTAAATGTCTAACCCCAAAGTCTATTGGGTATTTCTTGAATCCTTTCTTTGTGATAACTCCGTAATAGCAATCTTTTCCAGCTTCTCCAAAGTTTGTTGAATAGGGTGTTCCCAGGACTGTAACTTGTCCGTCTTCGGTATGCTTGTGAATGTGCCCAAGTATAGTACGGTTTTTGAAAGCATCCAGTTGAAGGCCAAAGTCGGCGTCGCCAGCAGAGTTAAGAGAACCGACGTAACCAAAATGACCAAAGACAAAACTACCTGGATGGGCAGCACCCAAATCATGTTCAATCCTCTGCTCATCCTCGTAGTGCGGTATGAACGTCCAATCATATTCTTCATTGTATTCAGTTTGAGTTATTACTTTTACTTTATCGTTAGCAAGTAAAGACAGGGAAGTAACCCCATCGTCTGATTTATTATAGCTATCGTGGTTACCTCTTAGGATATAAACATCGAGACCTTTTTCCTCAGTGATCCAGTTCATTAAATACTTAAGAGATAACATCACTGGCGGGCGGGGTGAGCGGTGCATCATCAGATCGCCCAAGAAAATTACCGAGTCACAACGATGCTTAATAATCCCGCGCTCAACAATTTTTCTTACTGTGTCCTCTTGCGCCTCCAGCATACCCCTAGGTGTATGGTTGAAGTGCAAGTCTCCGATAATCAGCGTAGGCATAGAGCCTCCCAACTAACAGGAAAGATAGATCGCATGATATCCGCCACAGCCCTAGCGTACTTCTGTGCCTCTAGCTGCGTGTGCTTTTCCGTCCTAAGCTTCCACATGTGATTCCAACCCAAAAGGGTTCCTGTCGTCACCGTAGTAGTATACATGGACTGAGGCAGTACCATCCTAGCTTGCTCAGGAGCCACTCCAGCCTTAAGCATATCATTGTAAACTGCAAGTGCATTAGAGTTTACAAACCTGTTTCGAGAAGACATGTTTGAGCTTTTTGGGTGCATAGTGTCAGTGCTGCCTTGCTTTACGTTATCAGCCTTCTCTCTCCAGATACTTGGTTCGTGGAACTCGGGCTCTCCGGTGATATAACGTCTAGACACTTCGCTCCAAGAGAAACCAACTTGATGCTTGCCCAGTTGGCGAAGCACGAAAATAGGAGCAACGATGCGTAGGCTAGCAGAAGGATGACGAAACGGTAGGTCGTGTCGGTGTTTTGCCAGATAGTTGATAAGTCTTTTGTCTTTGTCTTCATCGAATTCCTTTTGCTCTTTATCAAAGGAACACCTAGCAGCGTTTACTACCAACAGGTCTCCGTTCTCAGTATAGTTCAGCAACTCTACCGAACCCTTCTCTAATACTTGTAGTTTCATAGGATGGGGACTCCCCCCTCAAAATGCACTTCCTTCCCGTTCCCAAACGAAGTACCAAGCTCAACATCAATACCAAAGGGAACGTCAAATTCAATATCGAATACCTTCCTGAGCGTGGGGTAATTTACCATCTCATCATAGATGATTTCAATAGCTCTCTTGCTCTCATTCTTCGGAGAAACTACTTCAATCGAGTCATGAACCGTAGCCACAGGTCGAGCCTCCATACCTTCTCGCTTAAACCTACGACTAATGCCAAGCAGAGCGCACAAAAGAATGTCTGACGCTGTGGATTGAATGGTAAAGTTCAGTCCTTGTCTTAGGGCACGATTGACTACACCACGATCCTTACTGGTTACGTTGGGAAGCTTACGAGTTCTGCCGAAGATAGTGTACGCCTCTTGGTTCCTCAGAACATACTGATTAACAAAGTCCATGTACTCAAAGATACCTGGGTATACATTTTGATAGTCAGCAATAATCTTCTCAGCACGCTTCATGGGAATACCCATCGTCTCACTAAGGTTGAATGCCCCACCACCGTAGACAATAAGGAAGGATACTGTCTTAGCAATCTGTCGTTCCTCTTTGCTAATATCCTCCTTCTGGAACAGGAGCCTCGCCGTGTAGGTGTGGAGGTCCGCTCCCGACTTGAACGCCTTCTGCATGACAAACTCTTTAGAGATGTGAGCCAAGACCCTTAGCTCCATCGCAGCGTAGTCAGCAGCAATGAAGTCCCACCCAGCAGGAGCGCAGAACAAGTCCCTGATGTTATCCTCAGTCTCCCTAGGAAGAGTGTGGAAAGAAACACCCATAGGCTTCTGTGCATTGTAGGACGCACAAGACAAACGACCTGTGGCCGTGCCATCAAACCTGAAGTCCACAAAGACTTTACTCATGTCGTTGTACTCAATGGCCTTCTTAGTTCCGTCAATGTAGGTCTTTGTGAGCTTCTGGGACTTGCGTAGGTCAAGAAGCCCCTTAATGAAACGCTTAGACTCAAGTAACTCCTCAGTGCTTTTGCTTGACACCACAGACTTACTAATCCTCTTACCCTCATCCCTATGCTTCCAATTAGCCACGGCGCTCTAGCTCCTCGTCAATGTGTTCCAGTAGTAGTTTTAGTGTAGGTGCGGATACAGACGGTGCCCCCTTAGGAGTTCTGTCAGGAGGATACAGTTCCATGCCGCCCTCTCTAGTATACAGGATCTCGCACAGGTCTGCATTAGAAGATACATTATCTTTTGTTGTAACCCCCTTACATGTGTACAGACCGTCTTCTCGATCCATGTTCTTTGACGATAGCTGGCGACCTACCCTATCCAAAGCTTCCTGATCTACGATCAATCCCTCCCACTCCATCTCTGCGAAGTTGGTCAGGCTAGGCATAACAACATGCTTCAGAAGATTCATAGTGTTGTCCTCCAAGCGGTCTACGATTAGATCAAATAGCTTGAGTGTGAAGTGGGTATCCATGGCGTTACCCTCCATGCACTCACCTAGATCCATGTTGGCCCAGTCGAACTTAGACGGATTGTCGATAGTAAGCATTAAGTATTCTCCTGGGAGCCTAAAGCAGTATTGTAATTGTATCTGGTTGCGTAGTAGCGTTTCATAGCCCTGCGTTTATCATACTCAAGCTTGGAAAATAAAACCAAAGTTTCATTGTACTTATTATCAAGCTCCTCATACTCCGCTTGCGCTTCATCTAGCTCGGCTTTCAAGTCTTTTAGTGTCATAGGTTCTCCAATTCAGAGGCGAAGTAAAGTTTAGTAAGGTCCATCAGGCCCTTGGGCATGTTCTCATCCAGCAGGTGGTGCATGATCTTAGTGTCCCACACGTTCTCGACCGAGATGCCATAGGAGAGCAAGAAATGCAGGTCGAATTTAGCATTGTGAAATACTTTTTTGCTCTTGGGGTTAGACATGATCGCACGAATGCAGAACCAAACGTCAGCGTAGTGCTCGGTGCCTTTCTTGAATGGGCTGTCCTTGTGGTCAAGGGGGATAACCCAAGTCATATCCCTACTGGAAATGGATAGAGTCATGAGCTTATCCTTAAGGAAGTTAAGCCCCGTAGTTTCTGTGTCCATAGCCAAGGTCTCGGAGGTGGTCTTTAGAACCTCAGTCAAGTCTTCAAGATCCTCGTAGTTCATGATCGCCTTGTACTTGAAGTCCCCTTCCCTACGACGATTAAGAATGTACATTTCATAAGCATTCTTAATATCAGTTTGGAATAGAGAAAGGTTCTTCGGCTCCTTGATACAGGCGTAAGGGTGGAAGATCGGAACCACAGTACACTTGTGACCCTCTTCGCTCTCAAACTCGAAGGCTTTCCCTCGCTTGTTTGTGATACCGCTCTTCCTTAGAATCATCTTCATCGCAAGGTTGCCACAGGCAAACACTAGGCGAGGCTTGATTGTGTCGATAGTTGATTGAATATGCTGACGACAAATCTTAATGTCGTCCGTCTTCATATCCGCCTCTTTGACCTCTGTACATTTCACCGAGGCTGCCGTCGCAAACTTAGTGGGATAAGTATCCTGAAGGAGGTTAAGTTCCTTTGAGTTGAAGGCCACGGGAGACCCATGAATAAAGCTCAAGGAGTCGGACAAAAAGAGAACATCGCACTGCTCCATGTCCTTGTAGTCCATGACAGAGTGGGCAGCTTTATCCTTGCACAGGATGCTGCAACCTTCGCAGCGAGGGTCTCCACCCTGCATTTTGCTGCCTGCGTACAGCTTGTTCAGATCAAACATACTATTATAAGGTATGGGAAATAAGTATATAGACAACGACGAGTTTGAGAGGATCATCCTATTATACAAAGAAGATCCGAAAACTCACGAAGAAGACCTGGTTTCTGTCTTCGAATTATTAATAAGAAACATCGTTGAGTCCTTCAAATTTGAAGTGGACCCCAACGATGCCAAGCAAGAATGCTTTGCTCTGGTGCTGAAAACAGTTAAGAACTTCAAGCCCAAGAAGGGCACAGCCTTTAACTATTTTACAACGGTCATACTAAATCAACTTAAGTTGATGTATACCAGAGAGAAAAAGTATAAGCAGAAAATCGAAAACTATATTGATATTCGAAAAGGTGGGTTAGACCTTTAACTGCTTATAAATATTCGGTAGGTAGAACTCAGATCTCACTTTACCTTTCTTCAGCCGAACGAGATGCGGCACCTTCGTACTTCCATAGATGACGAAGCTGTGAGGCATATCAAAGCTGTTTACAACGTAAAGCTTTTCCCCGTCTTCAGACTCCCCATACTTAGTCTTGAGTTCTCCTACCAAGTCTGAGCACCAGTTGTCCCAATCGGAAACGAAAAGGATACTCATGCTAGACTTGTTAGATTTTTGTTGTGATAGTATTTTGTTTAGATCGTTTTCCTTTCTCAGGAACTGCAAACTATACTTCATGCTTCTTCAACAGCTTGTTCGGTTTCAACTTTTTCTGAATCTATAAGTTGAACCTGCCCATCGTCTCCTTCAACCACTGTAATGCCAGAAGCAGCTAGCTCCTCTTGGTTCTCCATTGCGTACTTTTGTACTAGGTTTTGTAGCTGCTGGTTGAGGGCCTCGCACCCGGCAACAAAGACGGTCTTCATGAAATCGTCATCACTAATCTCTTCAGGCTTAACCATCCCAGAGAAGTTCTTGAAAGCTTCAGCTTCGTCTTTAGATAATTTAATTTGTATTTTCATTCTATTTCTACTCCGGTCATCAACACGGAGTCTCCAGTTTTTAATATCGAGTTTGATACTTTGTATTTGAGTATCCATTGCACTATAATAGTATGAGGTAAATGAATATGGAAGACAATTACGACATTTCTAAGTTAAAGAAAAAGAAAAAGGTAAACAGTAGGACTAAAGGGGCTTCTTTTGAGCGACAGATAGCCACTATGTTAAATAAAAGATTTAATACTAAAGAGTTTTCTAGGACTCCTGGGTCAGGAGCATTTGCTACAACGCACAATCTACCTGAACATCTAAAGCTTCACGGAGATTTAATAACTCCAAAAAATTTCCGCTACTGCATAGAATGCAAGAAGGGATATAACAAGGAAAATCTCTATAGCCTTTATAATTATAGATCCGACTTTTGGAAATTTATTCTTCAATGTCAAAAAGATTCTGATCTAAG